TCAACCTCATACTCCCTGTCTACAGTCCAGAATTCACCAGCTGCCTCACAAGTTGCTTGGGTTGTGTACCCTGTGTTGCTGCATGTCCCAGTCCATCTCTCTGCAGTGAAAGTCCAACTATCACCTGCTGTATGGGTATTGGTTCCAGCAAAAGTTATTGCTACGTCTCCTTCTAAAATTTGACTAGAGCCTGTTATTGCTACGCTAGTTTCCTTCCAATTAGAACCGCCGTCCCTAGACCACTTAAACGTGTCTGGAGTGCCTGCGCTATCAATCTGTACTTTATAACTTCTTCCTACTTCACCTGACGTCGTCATTGCGTTGTAACCAGTGATTGTTAAGTCGTTAGAGCCTGAGCCCGAAAAAGTATCATTATTAATACACGCTGCTTCGGTAGTTTTGCCTGAGAGGGTACATTGTGCAGTACCAGAACTCAAGAGATAGTAGTTGCTACTATCTGCGTGGTTTAATTCTACGGTTTGTTTATCCGTTTGTGAGCTATCGCGCTCATATAACTGAATAACTTCCTTGATAGGAAGTTCAGTTGGGAAAATAGAGCTTTCGCCTTCGACAATATCAAAGTACTCCGTCTTTTCCGCGGTATAGTAATCTATAAAAGTTCTACCGCAGTAGGTCTTTATTAGAGTACTAACTTGGGTTTTCAAATTGTTTATTGCTGCGTCACGAGTACTGCTGTTTATTCCTGCATAGGTTTTGTAATCACTAACGTCAACTAAATCTGCCATTTCTATTCCCGAATTCTTGTAAAGCTGGCGGGTTGCCCCGCCAGTTTATTACTAACTTATATATTAGCTTGCTGCTGTCTTGATTAAAGCCATTGAAGCTTTACCAGCTGCTCCAGCCTCTTTAGCGATGAAGCCAAAGCGACGAGTCGCAACCATTGCACGTTGTTGTGCAACTACGTCAGTAGCCATTTCCAGAGTTAAACCTCTGTGGTTACCAATCAGGTAGTTTGATGGGTTAACTAAGATACCAACTGCTTTAGATGCAGCTGCCGCTTCAAAAGCGTCAGATACAATTAGAGAGATACCGTAAAGTTTACCTAACTCACCAGATTTGATTACCGCGTTTTCACCGTACTTGTCTACAGTAGTAACGTCTGAATCAGTCAATAAGCTATAGTAAGCTGCTTGACTTAAGAAACAAACTAGGTCAGATGGGTTCATGCCCCAAACTCCCATGTTTGAACGAGCTGTGTGTAGCTCTGCTTTTACAAACATATCAGTAGTAGAACCAGTAGTTACTGTGTTACCAGTATGACCACCAGCTAACTCTTCTAATTCAGTAAATGGTGCTGTTTGACCAGTACCTAGAATTGAAGCGTCAGATGTACGTGCCATTCTACGAACGATTGCGTCACGAACGATTCCTGCAATTGGAATAATTGAGTCTTCGTCTTCTTCGTAACCGATGTACTCACGAGTCGCTAGCTTAGAAGCAGTCAGTGTGACCTCTGTTAAGCCGTGCGCTTTAGTAGTACCAGATGAAGCATCGTTAAATGCTGTACCAACCGCATCACCATCATTTAGTGAGCCAGTTGCTACCCAAGTAGCATCCATTCCACTGTCAGGGTTGAACGGGAAGTTCATCACTCTTGCATTCATAGCAATAGATTGGAACTGTGGCTCAACAACAACACGGTTCTGGATTGCGTTGAAAATGTTTCCATTCCAAGTAGTTTCCCAGTCTGTGTCTGCCCAACGTGTAGCTTTTTCAATTAGCTTCTTACCGAAGTCTAACTTTTCTACTGATTTACCAGTAATTTTAGACGTGATGTAAGCCGCGTTAAGCTCATCAGCAGTTGGTCCGTTAGAACCTGCTTCTGAAAAACTCATCTTAGACTTAGCTCTCGCAGCTAGTTCTTCTTTCGTAGATTCTAGCTCGCCTTTCATTTCTGCAATAACTTCCGCATATTGGTCGTCATTTGCTTTTATTTTTGCTTCTAAAGCTTCTGCAACTTTATCAGCTTTGGTTTTACCCACTCTTAGACTATCTAATTCAGCTTCCGCTTTAAAAGTTGCTTCCTTCTCAGAAACTTCCTCTTTATACGCTTCCACAGCTTTTTGAGCTGTCTGCTCCATAGCCGTTATCATTTCTTCTTGTGTCATGTCTATGTCCTTAAGAATATTATCCTGAGAAGATTCCTTCTCAATTTTAGTAATCTCTACTTTTTCTTCAACTACTTCAGTTGGAACAGGTGTAACACTTGTACCAACTTGCTTTCTTTCAAATGATTCTTTGTAAGCTTTATAGGCTTCTTCTGAATCAAATGATTTAGCTAATGAAAATGTAGAGTCTTGGTTTGCAGGAACTGAAACAACACTAATCTCATATAAAGATAAATCTTTAATGAAAAAAGTATCGGAGTCCCTATCGTAGTCAGCATCTTTAACACTAAAGCCTACGCTGAATGTTTTTAAAACATTATCTTTAATTAAGGTGTATACCTCGCCTGCAGCCTTGCTGATTTCCGCAACGATTTCTAAGCCTTTGTCAGTCACATTATGACTAACAGTGGTCCCAACAGGACGTGAATAGTCATGGAAAGCTAGGACGATAGGATTCTTCATATAATCATCCAGTCCTCCCTTTTCCCAAGCTTCCTTAACGATTATATCGCCACTTCGGTCTTTGTGAACAGTATTGGCGTAACCTTTTATTGTTAAGACTTCTTCTTTCGAGTCTTTCTCAACAACATCAAATAATGAGTTTAGTTGAAAGTTTTTATTCTTCATTATTTCCTTCTTTTTCTTCGTCGTCCTGAGGTGGTCTCCCGCCCTCAGAAGGGTTGCTTGCACTCCCGGCTATATTAGCTGGAATGCGTATGTCGTCATGACCGTCTATCTTCTGTAATCTTAATGCCTCTCTAGCTTCGTTAGGAGTAATAACTCCACTATTTACTAAAGTGCTGTAATATTTTGCTTTTTCATCTAACTCTGGCTGTAAAGGCGAGAGGTCTTCTAGTACTGCTGCAAGGTCATAACCAAAATATCGTTCTAATCCACTAATTACTTTTCTTACTAGAGGTAGAACGGTTTCTTGATACATTAGTCTGTGATTAGGTCTAATATTTGCATTATTTCCGCCCTTTAATAATAAGGTTGGAACACCTAAACATTTGAGGATAGTATCCTCTAAGTTATTCACAGATTCTTCAAAATCTAACTTTTTAAAGTCAACATCAGACATTTTATCAATCTCTAGTCCGCCGTCTAAAACTAAAGGTCTACGACCTCCACTCTTAGGACTGTATCTTGCTGACCAAGAATTGATAAGTCTTTCTTTAACTTTAGTACTTAGAGTATTAGGACTCTTTAGTACTAATCCAGGTACTGCTCCGTTTTCAAAGAAGGTTGCCTGAAAGTCTCTCATATTATTCAGCAAGTTAATTGAATCTCTTGCTGCTATCATTCTAGATGTTCCTCGATAGATAGATTTTGATGAATTGTCTTGGATATGAATAATTTCTTCGGGTTTATACTTAATGTCACCGTATTCGTATCCTTTAATAAATGTTTTCTTATGTGGAACTATTACCATATCACTTGCTGGTAAATGGTATAAGTGCGCTCCATCATAATAAATAAAACAGTTTCCGTCTATCATCATATCCAAGAATAGTTGCCTTCTAAAGGCATCCGCATTTTGGAAAGGATTAGGCTGTCTGTTTAATAATGTAACTAATTTCTTATGCCTAACAGTTGCTACTCCAGGAAACGCTTCTTTGTCTCCTACGTCAACTCCTATCTGGGAAGCTGCATCCACAATCATGTTTACACCTCGGTTAACTACTTCTAAGTGCTCAAATGCTCTTTCATAAGGGACGCTTTTATACGAGGCGTCTTGTATACCTTCTGATTGTGAAATTCGAGGTTGTGCCGGATTTAGCTTTCGTAATCCTAAACTATCTAACATTCCCATATTCTTTTTCTCTTCTTTTGTTAACCCAGCGTTGCTGCTTGGGGCCAGTGATTAATGAAGGCTTCTTCCCGTAAATCGAATGTAGTTTCAAATGGTGCGTATGACAGAGAGTAACCGTATCATCGTAAATCTCTTTACGGTGTACCTCGATAAACTCATCTCTAATACCCATCATATCTTCAGCTGTCAATATAACGAGGTTCTTTTCCTTAATCCACTTATTAAGAAGTTCTGTTACACTAAAGAAGTGATGAAAGTCCAAGTTCTCAACTCCCCCACAGATGTAACATTCTTCGTCTTTTATATAAGCGCTCTTTGCACGGTCTCTAATGTATTTTATTTTATCCCGTTTAAGTTCACTCATAAAGTATTTTTCTTACATTTTTTCTGTATTCTGGATATTATATCAAAGTTATATCTAAAAGTCAAGAGGAATTTTTCGTTGGTGGTACGATTATTTGGTTGTACCCACAAAAATCATCTAGTATCCATAGTTAGAAAGTTATTTCGGATGCGACAAATGTATATAAAGCGTAACGCAGGGCGTCTGCCATATGCGAAGCCATATTATGTACAGGTTTCTCTGTTATTAAATTTTCATTAGGGTTCCATTGATACTGGTCTAATGATATTAGCGTGTCTTTACAACTTTGGTCTACTATTAGGTTTTCGTTGTCTACAATAGTAGCTACTGCAGCTATACCATCTAGTACACTCTTAGTAGCATTTATAGTAGAAATATCGTACTCCTGCGCCAAATCGAATCTCATCTGCTGTGCTGCGGAGTCTATGTAAATTGCGTCTATATCCCACTTTTCTATTAGTTGTTGTAGTACTCTAGCATGTTGCTCAGTAGTACGCTCAGCGTGCATGTACTCCTCTAGTACATAGTACTTCTTCTCATCCCAATCATAACCAATAACACAAAAAGCTGTTGGGTCACGGTAACCAACGTCTAGACCTGCAAATACTTCCATATTAGAAGTATCCATTTCTTCTAGATTAGCTACACAAGTTTCATAATTAAAGTTCCATACTTGACCTTCGAATGTATTAAAGTCTGCTAAGTACTCCTGGTTAAACTCTGCCTTAGACATACCTGCTTTTGCGTCTTCAATATCTCTTTTACTAAATCGAGGATTTTCATGGTAGGAAGCTCTTATGGATACCCAGTTATCGTACTCCTCTGTGAATCCTCTATTATAAAATTCTGCAAACCAATTGTTACGTCCACGAGGAGTAGATATAAATATACATTTACTTTGAGGTTTGTCTAGAGTAGGTCGTAAGGCAACATTAAAAGCATCCTTGCCTCCATCACCTAGCGCGGCTTCATCAAATATAATAAGATCATAACTCCTACCAACGGTGCTATCGACCTGATTAACTGATCCCATTCTGATAGTACTTCCATTAGTTAATTCTATTACCTTATCTTTTGCATTATCTTTAGCTACTTCTAAGTCAAAGTGCTTAATTAATCCTCTTTGCAAATCAAAGGATATCTGTGAGAGTGAATAGTTAGGACTCATTACTAGAACATTTACATTAGGTACTAGGGCGACTAGCTGGCCAATAATGTTTGCTATATACGTTTTACCCTGCCTACGTGATAAGGCAGCTACAATGAATCTGTAATCTGGGGAGTTGACTGCATTGATTAATGCAATTTGAGATTTTATGGGTTCTATACCCAATAAGTTTAAATACTGTAAGATAGGTAATTTTATAAATCTATCTTCTTTCGTATAATCTAACACTTTGTCGGAAGATACGTTTTCTCTACTAATTTCTAACATTTATATTCCTTATTGTTAATAAACAAAAGCCTTACGTAGAAGTAAGGCTCTTGTGTGGTGTGCCTAACTTATTTTTACTCGCTAGTAAACAGTTTGTAAACTACTGCCGCTGACAATAGACCTACAAGTCCTGCGCTACCTAAATCATGAATGATACCCGTAATTGTTGCAATAACATCTCCACCTAAGAAAGGTACAGAGCCACCGAAAATTATCTGTAGAACTATCGTTAAACAAATTAATGATAGACCTGCGTGAGTACCAGCTTTAATCCAACCGATAACTTTTTCCATAAAAATATCTCCTTTTCAACTTTTGTCATCTTGACAATTTAAAATTATACCATAATTAAACAAAAAGTCAAGTGGAATATTTCTTAGGTTATCGGTTCTTTACTGTTCAAGGTTACTAATCTTTTGTACTATGTGAAACTACTTTTCCCAATCTTAAACCCGATATTTTTTGATTGGGAACGTATCTCCATATATAACCTCGTTCAGCATCTTTATGCCCAAAAATAGTATTCATTAATCCTATTTTTATAACCATATGTTTCTTGCCGTCAAGCTGTACAATATCTCCTTCTTTAAAAGGGCCGAAATACTTAAAACTCATTCCAGCGGCAGCTTTAACAGCTAAATCTTTTATCCATAAAGCAACAATAATGCCTACCATCATTGCTATAAATGGAGTAATTAAATCTGCTATTTGTATACCAAGTTCATTTGGCGTCATGAGAATGTCTCCATTAATTGTGGGCCAAACTGAACCATTACAAAACTAATAGCTGCAATCGCTACAATACCTAATAGCATCCATTTCATTTTGAAATCATCTACAAGCATCTTGAATCCTATTA